ATATATCATCTGTATCAACTTTAATATTAACAGCGTCCTTTTCAGTTACTTTAATCATTACATAAGACCATTAGTAAACTTAGTCCACTCAATCATATTTTTAATATCCCATGTTCTACTATTCAATGACCTTAATACTCTTTCTAAAAAGTCTGCCATTGTTTTAAGATATTCTACCTTATTTGTTTGTTCAATTACATCATCATCTGCATCTAACATATCTGATAGGTCCTGTTTAAGAGGTTTAACTCCTAAATATTGGTCCCAACTTAAGGCATCAAGTTCCTCTTTGGATAACTCGCCTCTAAAGTATTGTGCCTTTATGTTTCTTAACTTGTATAGTGCAGCCTCAGACTTACGTAATTGTAATCTTACGTTAGACATATGGCTAAGATACTTGGAATGTAACTCGGGTGTTTTGCTGGCGTCTTTGCCTAGTTGTAGTTCGTCAATTTTACAATCGACACTCCATTCATCTTGGAGTTCTTTTAATGTTATCATAATATATACTCTAATTTATAATTTACTTTCAAAGTCCTCAACGGCCTGTTTAATACTATCCTCCGCTAATACTGAACAATGAATTTTAATAGCGGATAATTCTAAAATATCTGCTATGTCTTTGTTTTTAATTTCTTTGGCTTCTTCTAATGTTTTACCTATTAGTAAGTTTACTAATTCACTTGAGGATGCAATAGCAGAGCCACAACCATATGTTTTAAATTTTACATCTTCTATCACATGGGTGTTACCTTGCGGTTTACATTTAATTTGTAATTTCATCACATCACCACAGGCAGGTGCTCCGACCATACCGGTTCCTATGTTTGCATCATTAGGGTCAAACCTACCAACACTAAATTTTTCTGGGTTTGCTAATGTGTCCTCAAAACGTTGAACAACTTTTTTGCTATACGCCATTTGTTTGTTTCCTTAATATTTCTGCTTCGTAAACTCTTTTACGTAAACTTGTTGAACTAAAACTATGGTCTCTACAGTTATAGATAATATCTATATTTCTTTGAATACATAGTTCTTTACCTGTAAAGTTCTTTTCTTTATACTCGTCTCCGAGTATTCTACAATTTATAGGTAAGGTTAATAATAGGTCTTCTAAGTCTCTTTCTGTAGAATACATTACTATCTCATCTACATACTTTACAGCTGCCAATTGTATTTGTCTTTCAACAATACTTTGAACAGGTCCGTTTTTCTCAGGTCTATCTTGTGTAGGGTCAACTTGTAATCCTACTATTAAATAATCACATTGTCTTTTTGCTTCTTCAAGCATTGTAATATGGCCGGCATGTAGCAAATCGAATGTGCTACAAGTAAAACCGATACGACCCTTGTCTTTGTAATCTAATCTCATGTTGTAATTATATGATATAAATGGTCAGATGTCAAGCATTATTTTACTGTTTCTAGTGTAAATAAGCGATAACGAAATGCAGCTATACCCACAAAATATGGCTGGTCACCTGCACTAATATCAAAATCCAAACCACTTAGTGATATTGGAAAGGCATCTACAAAATGTATTTTCTGTGATGGATTATTATTTGAATCTAAAATATATAAATCAGCATCACTAAATTGTGCTAACTCTTTTTGTCCTTGATTAGGAAATCTATATTGTTGGCCTTTAATAAAATTTGAAAATTGTTTATGGTCTTGTGGAGAGCCTAATCCTATTAACCAATTATATAATTCTTTATAGTTTGCCATATCCTCTTGCACTAGGAATCTTATAATTAATTCTCCGAACTGTAGTTTATCTCCTGGATAAGGTATATCTGTTAATGGAGTATTCTGCATAGGTGAACCTATTGACATCTGAGGTAAGTTAGCTGCCTGACAAAAGAATGATACGTTAGGTATATTAGTAATCTGAAATTTAAATCCTGTGGGTCTTAGGTAATCTAACTCGACCGGAGATTGCCCAGGACTTGCTCCTACTAAGGAGTCATCTATACTTGCCGTTGTTATTGGGTCATATGCCATATTTTTTCCTATGTTAAAATATCGCAAATTAAATGTATGCGACTTTCTTTTCCTTGGTTAACTACTCCGTGTGGTTTTTGATTGTTTATCTCAACGCACATACCCTCTTCAAAGTAATTCCATTCATTGTTAATAATAAATGATACACTGCTGTTAGTTTTAATAACATAATGAACTCTATGTATTCTTGCTAACTGTTCCTGGTCAATATGTATTTTAATCTCTGCACCAGCATTCATTTTAGATAGTAACAATTTTGTTATTTTAGCCCTGGGACCATAGTCATGTTTTATTTGATTGCCTATATCCCAAACACTTTTATCTAAATCTGTAATTGGTTCTTTAAGAACTTTACATTCATTGTATTCATAATCATACCAATCTGAAAATACATAAAAGATATTTTGTGCCTGTCTTTGTGTTCCCCAATTGTCTTGAGTAGTTGTATTAGCTACCCATTCCTCAGGGGTTATACTTTGACATTGCTCTTTTAACAGTTCATTATCAAATTGAATATTATGTAACACTTTATAGTGGTCTCTTATATCCATACTACTATTTATAAGAGTTTCTAGACAAAAAAAGAGCGCTAAAAAAGCGCTCTTTAAACATAAAGTTTTTTGTCTTACATCAAGTTTGAAACTTTAACACTTCTGTAGTATTGGTTTCTGTCCGCTGTAAATGTGTCGCCATCTGTAGACCCATCTGACTGAGTTACGAATGGGTTAGCAATCATACCATACCTAGTTTTGAAACCAATTTTAGGTTGGAATGTGCTAGGGTCAATAGCCCTTACCATTTGTAATGGAACGTATGGACAATAGAAAAGACCTGCGTCATAAGCACTTGAGCCTTTGTATCCAACTACGTAGAACTGGCTAGCAGCTCCTGTGTTTGCTGAATAAGGGTCAATATATACTTTATATCTACCGTTTAATGTTCCTGCGAATGTGTTACCTGTGTCATCAACATTTAAGTCTGTGCTTAAAGCTGGAGCGTAATCTAATACACCAGCCATTGCTAAAGCAGAAGCTACGTCTGAAGAACAGATAATAAAGTTACCTTTCCCTCTACGTGTGTCTTGTGCAATAACGTTAGCGTCTCTTTCTATGTTGAATAGAAGACCTTTAAATCTTTCAACTGACCATCTACCATTTGAATCAACGTCTAAGTCGAATGTTCCTGGTGTAGCTGTTGAAGCGGAACCTGTTTTAGCCACTTTGTAGATTGTTCTAATAACTTCTCTGTTGATTTCTGCTAAGATTTCTTGAGATAAGATATTTGACAATTCTGACTCAGCGTCTAAACCATGAACTGCTTTAAGGTCTTGAGCAAGTTCTACTGTGTATTCAGCTTTAAGAGCTCTTGTCTTAGCTGTAACAGTAGTCTTCTCAATTGAGAAAGCCATTTGGTTTAATGTTGTTGAATCACCGAAACCTTCACCTGTTGATGTGCTTACGCCGTTACCGGTTGTGTAAGAGCCGTCAACTGGGTTAGATCCAGCGTGTGTTCCCGCACCTGAGAAATCTGTGTCTGCTTCATTAAATAAAGCTTCTGTTCCACTTTGTGAAGTGTAGTGAGATTTCATGGCGAATATAAGGCCTGTTGGTCCAGTCATTGGCTGAACACCACAAACATCATATGCCATAAGGTTAGGTAAAGCCCTTCTTACCAATGAGATAAGAATTGGGTCATAGTTATCAATACTTGCACCAGTAGCATTAGCATGAGTTGCTTCTGAAAACATTGCTGTTTTCTCTTCTCTAAGAGCCTTTTCTTGGTTCTCGAGAACAACTGTTGTTACTGCTCGTCTGTGTGCATCTTTGATGTCGCTCAATTCTGGATGGTCCAGAACTGGGCCCCATTTTTGTTGTAGTTCTTCTGAAAGATACATTGTTTTTACTCCTTAAGTTTTTTAAGTAATATTATTTATAAAAAAGTTATTTTTTAACTGCCTTTGTTATAGCCTGAGAGTAAATACTCATTGGGCTATTCGAGTCAATCAACGAACCAGTTTCTACTGTATCGCTCATCTTGTCGTCGTCCGAAGTTACTGTTTTAGGAAAATAGTTTTCTTTAATAACTGCAACTTTTTCTGTAAACAATTCCTTGCTGCCAAACTCAACATTCTCTAAGAGTTTATTAAGTTTGTCTGCTTCCGTCATTGTTAGGTCAGCACTTGCTTCTGAAATAACCTGAGTCATTTCTAAAGATTGCTTAGCCTCAACAAGACCAATCTTTTCCGCAACTGATTCATCAAGTTTAACCTTAAGTTCATCAATTTGGGTTTGCATCTCACCGAGGACGTCATACTTTTCAGCAGGGACCTCAATGTAATGCTCTTCAAAAAGAGTCTTTAAGCCAGAGATAAAGTCTTCAGAAATTTCATTTCTTAAACCGTTTTCAATAGCTAATTCGTTCTCCTTCATCCAGTTCTCAGCGACATAGTTAAGATAACCATCGATTTTCTCAACCATCTCCTCTTTGAATTCTTCTTGTGCCTTAGCATTTTCTTCTTGAAGTTCTTGTTCGATACCTTCAACGATAGAATTTACTTTAGCAACAACGACTGCCTCAAATATTGCGCCAGCCTTTGTTTTAAATTCTTCTGTAAGCCCTTCTTCGTCTGCAAATAAAGCTTCGACGTCTAGTTCTTCTTCTTCGGAATCAACAATAACGTCTTCTTCAATGACTTCATCAGTTTCTTCAACTGCTTCGTCTTCTGCAATTACGTCTTCTGTTGTTTCTTCTTCTTCAACAACTACGTCTTCTTCAGTTTCAGCTTCCTCTTGATGAACGTTGCCTTTGCTATTAGCTTGTGCAACTACATCTTTAGGATCTTCCTTTGAAGTATAGTTTGGAGCCTCACCAGCACCGTTACCACTTGGTAATGTGCCATCTTTTGAAGCTTTTGAAGAAGCAGCTTTTCCGACCTCAGAAGTTAATCCACCTTCTTTATTTCCTGTTCCGGAAAGGTCTTGCATCTCTGGGTTAGCATCACTATTGCCTTGAGCAGGCATAGATGAATCGCCCTGAGATTTGTCAAGAGGCCTGTTAGCAGCCCCCTCTGTAATTTCTTCTACGTTCTCTTCCTGTTGTAGAGCTTCTTTAAGTTCGTCGCCCTTAGCAAGTAGTTCACGTATTTTACTTTCTATTGCCATTTGTTTCTCCTGTTAGGATTTTATTAATTCTTTAAATATTTATACAAATTAAATTTTGGATAAGCGGTTCATAAACGATTCCCACACTTTTAGTTTGGTTTCGTCTAGTTCACTTGCTTTAGCCGTGTTAATTATTGATTGAGCTTGTTCAACTTGTCTAGCTTCCCATACTCCATCTACCATGACCCACTCTCTACTTTCCATAATACCTTGCACGAATGCGTCAGGTGCAGATGGATCTGATACGATATCGGCAGCTGTTGCCAACATAAAATCATTTTGGACTTCATTAATACCGTTCTTTTCCTTAATGGACCCTAAACCCCTAGAAGAGACTCCTAGTTGAGCACCTGCTTCAATTAAGTTAGAAGCAATTTTACCCATTGGAGTATCTAGAACTTTAGCTTTCCCAATCCAATTACTACCTTCTTGTCTAAGAGAAGTAATCATATGTGAAACTCTATCTAGGTTTACAGTTGGGCCATCAGGATGTCCTAATTCGCCCAATGCTCTGTTCTTGTTAATTTGTTCTTCAGTATACCTTGCTACTTCCTTTTCCATTACTTCTTTAGGATAGCATCTACCATTCCTATTTGTAATGTTGGATTGTAAGAAAACACCTTCGATGTATAAATTTTTCTTACCGTTCTTTTCTTCTTGTATATACTGAATGTCTTCGTTTATTTCTTTAATAAGTTTCATAGTTCTTATCCTAAGCTTCCGCCGTTATAAATGCCACCTACTGTGTCAAGTGGGGCATCCTGGTGTTGTTGTGGACCATAGCCTGCGACTTTAGTTAATTCTAATATAACTATCCCTTCTCCATTAGAGAATGTTATAACTATATCTGATGTGTTTTCTGTGTTCTCTGAAAAGCCTCTAAAGTCTGTAAAACCAGAACCAAAGCCATGTGCAATTAAAACAGAGTTTCTATGTATTTCAAACTCCGCATTTCTATCAGTCATCCAATGAATTCTTTGAATATTTACTTCTGGTGTTGTAACTGTTTCAGTAGACTTCTTTAAATCTACACTAAGGTCGATTGTAGCTACATCACTATTGACTCCTGAGCATTTAATAACACCTTGAACCTGTGTTAATTTAAGTGTGTTTTTGACTACTGCCATTTTATTTCCTGTTTAAAAGTTAAATTATTTTTTCTTGTGATTGCCGTGTGAGCCTTCTTCTAACACTTCCATATCACGTGTTTTAACATCTTCTATTCCATGCTCAAACATTACTTTATACCATTCAACTTGTCCATATTCATTTGGTTCAGCATGCTCACCAAATAAAGGTTTGCCCTCGCCATATTTTTTATGAACAACTTTAGTTGCACACATATGAGTTAGCTTAGGTTTTTCTGAACTTCCTTGTGTTGGTGATTCTAAATCACCCTTTTCACTTGGGTCCTTCATATTAGCTGTGGCATCATCTTTAGCTTTAATTTCTACTGGTTCAGCTTCCTCAACCATTTCAGCATCTAACTCAACCTCGTTATTAAGTTTACGCATTTGTGCTGCTTTCATAGAAGCCTGTTTTCTAGCTGCTCTACGTTGCATTCTATCTCTCATTTGTTCTGGAGTAGGCATACGCTTAACAGCTTCCTGCATATCAGCTCTAAAATCTTTAAATATTTTCATCTTCGGGTTCCCCTTCTGTTTCTTCTTGTTCTACTTCTTCCTCTTCCGGAGTATCTTCTACTTCCACCTCAGGCTCTTGTTCAACGTCTGCTTCTGTTTCTACTTCTACTTCCTCTGGCTCAGAATTTTCTTCTTCTTCAGAACTATCTGTAATTGGGTCATTGTATATAGTAGCAGCTATCTCAGCTTTTTTATCTGAGACTAAAGCATCTGCTCTACCACCCATTACATCATTAAAAGTAGACTGTGCGTCGGTTAATTTACCATCTGCCCATTGGTCCATCATTTGGCGTATAGCAGCCTGTTGGACCTCATGTGGCGTTGGCTCTTGCCCTTGTTCTGTTTCCACAGCCTCAACTTCATTGTTTATTTCTTCACTCATAATTTACTCCTTAGTAGGTTGTTCTTGTTGTCCTTGTTCTGCATCTTCGGCTCCAGGTTTTATCTCCTGAGGCTCAGCCGGTGAAAAAGGAGACCATTGATATTGTCTCTGTAACATTGGCTCTTGTGCAATGTCTTTTTCAATTTGAGCAACCTCTTCATCAGTTTGTTTAAGTATCTCTTTCTGAACATACCTTTTACTGTAAAGAGTTCCTATAAATGCTGAAACTCCATTTAAAACTTCTACTCTACTTCTTAGAATCTCTTGTTCTTTGGACTCTGTATAGTAAGCGTCTGATGCAAAGATGTATTGGATGTTTTCTCTTATATCCGACCAATCTTCTTCATTAATAACACCCTTTAATATTAATTGTGTTTTTAATATATCATCAAACAATGTGCTAAATCTTTTTCTTAACTTAGCAACGAACTTTGTAAATTTAAGTTCGTCTCTATTAATCTCTGCAGAACGACCAAAGTTTAGTCCGCCCTGTTGTTCTAAACGTGATACAGGAACATTTAATGCTTGATATAGTTTCTTTTGAAAGTAATCAACATCTCCTGTTTCACCTAAATTTTGTCCGCCTGGTAGAGTTTGTATCTCTGTTCCTCTGCCACCTTCTCGTCTAGGCATCCAGAAGTCCTCAAGCATGGACATAAATTTCTTATCATCTCTTATCTCGCCTGTGTTAGCATCGTATACTAACTTGTTTCTATACCTGTCCATTATGTCTTTTAAATACTGTTCTGCCTTTATCTTTGGCAAGTTACCAGTATCGACATAAAATATCCTTCTCTCAGGTGCTCTTGTTATTCTGTATATAACTACAGCATTTTCCATCATGCGAAGTTGGTTCGCAGGACGGATAGCCTTATGAAGGAATGATAATGGAATATTTTTGTCCTGGTCTACTAAACCTGAGGGACAATACGCGATTGCGTCTTTGCTAATTTTTAGTGCCTTGTCATTTACACTTGCAGAATACTGACCTGGCTTACTAGCTATTCCTTTATTATCATACACAAAATACTCTTTCGTGTCCTTAATAAATTGAACGCCTGTCTTAGCGTCCTTTTCCTTGTTGACTTCACGTATTAATCTAATCTTACGTGGGTCAATATATCTAATATCCTTGATGCCCTGTTTTGGTGATGCAGTATCTATTACTTTGTGAAAATAAATTCTGCCATCTATATACCATCTTCTAAAATAGTCTTGTGCTCTGTTGTTAAAATCAAACATTTTAAGCACATTATCAAACTCTTCTGCAATAGCTTTTTTAACACTTGCAGACACATTTACTTTATCTGTGTCTATCTCTAAAGGCCTTTCATCCTCTAGGTTAGATATCGAATCGTTAACGATATCTTCTATAGCTGCATCTACATCAGCCATCATAGATATATCTCTATATCTTTTTATTAATGCTTCTTCCGTATTCGCGACACCTTCAACGTCAAAGTATGTGCCATAGTAGCCTCCACCTCGGATACTATCTATGGCACCTTGTTCGTCTTTAGGGACAAACGATTTAGTCGTTGCCGTGTCCTTCTTACGGTTTATTTCAAAACCAAAAATTTCCATAATGTTATTACTCCACTAGTCGCTTAAACGACGTCGTAGTGTGTATATTGAAATGTTACTGTAAATTCTTCAAATATATCGTTCTGTGCATAGTTCAATGCAATTTCAGACATATTAATTGGGAAAGCGTTTCTTAATGTATAAGTTCCGCCTCTTAATACGTCGTCATTTCTATCTAAATGCTTAACAACTACATCTGTTTGATAATCACTTGGTGTTTGAATACCTGTGTTAGACTCTCTATCATTAAGACCATTCATCCAATCTTCGAAAGGACGTCTTAAAGAGAAGTCTGTATCATTAACAATAGTAATTGTCCACGGGTCAAATATTCTTTCACCTGCAAGTTTAATTTCCCTACCTCTATACTGAATGATAGCTGGGTTTACATTACTTGCGGGCAAAGCTGCACCTGTTACTAGCAAACTGAAAGATGAATCAACACCTGTAACATAACCTGGGAAAGTAAGTTCGACTCTAAACTGATTAGGACGAGCTCCCCCTGCCCCTAGTCTTGCCTTAAATTCTTCAATATTCATTTATTTCTCCTAGTTGGGTATTTATGTTACGCTCCGAGCTCTTCAAACGAAATGCCGGTTCTTGTTGCTACAAAAGTCAATGTAATAAAGTTAATGCTTCTAGCAGGTTTAATAAACACGTCTGCTCTAAATTCATTGTTATCAATTACATCTGCTGTATTGTTTGTTTCATCACATACAACTCTAAAGTCGTATATTCCTCTACGTCCTTGGACATCTCTTAAGAAAGGTTCTACTAGAGACCTAAATTGTCCACGTGTAAAGGCGTCGTTAAATTCAAACAATTGAAGTTTAGCTGCCGTTGAAACTGCTTTTTCAATTGTATTAAATAGTCGTCTTACGTTGATTCTGCTAAATGCACCTGTTGAAGCAGTTAATGTTTTATCTCCGAAAAGAATAATACCTGCTCCTGGGTCACCAATAACTGGGTTAATGCTGTTTTTGTATAGCGTGTCTCTATCTGCTTTCTTAGGACTCCATGCTAATTTAACTGCATTTTTAATTGCTCCTCTAGAGCTACCTGCTGGTGAGAACCATGGGTCAGCCTCAGCATCTGCAACTACACAAGTTCCTGCAACATCACCGTTTAATGGAACCCATCTGTATACGTCGTTATATTTATCAAACATATATTTCCAGCCTGAATCCATAACAGCAAATGCTGACCTAGTATAGTTAGCACCTGTTATTTCTGCTACAACACTTGATAATTCTGAACCAGTGTTATTAACTACGTTAGCTTTTTGTGGTGAAATGAATACCATACAATCACGTCTTATAGCTGCTACATTGTCAATAATGTAATCGCCAACTGTTTGTGAATGACCACCTGCTAAAACTAATTGAACATCAACTAATTCGTCATTTGCTAATAGGTCATACCCTGATTGTAAATCACCATCTGCAGGTGCATTTGTTACACCTAATGTAAGTCTAACTGTTAATTCTGAGTTACCACTTGGAACAAATCCAAATAACCCATTATGGCTAGATACTATTGTTGAAAAGTCATTACCGAAGTTACTAGCATTGCTATCTGCAGGGTGGTCCATCCACCATACATATTTACTTCTGGAATTAATTACTTTTTTATAAAAATTTGTTTGGTTTAATGAATCTTTAGCGTCTGAAGCTTTTGAAACGTTAGAGAATTTTTCTAAAACTGTTCCTGCTGTTCCAGTAAACTTACCACCTTTGTCTACAACAATAATGTGCATAGCGTCTAAATCTACTGAATTTGCTCTAGCATTTGATGTTGAAGTAGGTCTGCCATCAAATTGACCTGCATATGACCAAGCAGTTGTTAATACTGCTGTAGCTGTAGCACCTGAGCCACCGCCACCTGATATAGTTACGCTAGGTGCAGATGTATATCCAAAACCTGGTTGTGTTACTGTAATTGCTGAAACTGTAGACCCGTCTAAAGTTGCTGTTCCTGTTGCTGCCACAGTAGTAACTCCTACACCTGGAGGTGAATCAAATGTTACTGTAGGTGCAGATGTATAACCTGTTCCACCGTCTGATACTGTTACAGAAGCAACCGATGTAGCATCAAAGGATGCGTAATCAGCAAAGCTAACTTCTAAAGAGTTTCCAATTTCACCTGGATATTTAGCTGCCCACATTCCAACGGCACCTGCGCCACCTTCGTATGAGGCTTCATATTCAGATTCATTTCTAATTAAAACTGCTGTTCCGTTTGATATAGCGTTTCTGGCTGTTGAGCCAACTTCTCTAATTGTTAATAGAGATGAGCCATATGCTAAGAAAGAAGAAGCAGTCATAAAATCTTGTGCTGTATTGTCATCGGGTTTGCCAAATCTTGAAACTAGATTATTTTCTGAATCTATGTTTAAAATTTGCCTTGCAGGACCCCACTGGAAGTTACCAACAAATCCACCTACCGTAGTAGCGACTGCTGGAACAACATTAGTAGCGTCTTGTTCCCTTATTAATACACCTGGGGAAAGCTGAAAAGCCATGTTTTTCTCCTTTATTTTTAAGTGTTAATACTTATTTATATTTACTAAGAATATTTATAATTCTTTTAATTTTGTGTCTTCAAAAACCCAGAGATCGCCCCCGAAAACTTCTGTCTCCGGAGCTATACCGTTATCAATAACTCCAAAAGGAGTCAAATCATTTTCGATTTCTCTCATTTCTGCATTATATAACCCTTGTCTTACTTGGACATTAGTTAAATCTCCGAAGAAAGAGTTGGTTGTTACCCAACCAAACAACACAAGACACATTGCTAGGTCATCGTGATAACCCTCGTCTGCTTGATAAGAATTTCCTCGTTCTATAAAAGTAGATAGTTCTTGTATTATTTCCGCATCAAATACTAAAAGTTTACGCTCCTCCATTAAACTTTTAAATGCAAAACATCCTTGACGTTTTACTGCTTTGGATGTTGTAACTCCTAATTTGGTAGCTCTACCGAATCCGGGTGTTATATATTGTTTATTATTTTCTTGTATAGTTGTAAAAATATTTTCATATTCACATTCTGAATGAAGTATATCTACAACCTGTTGGCCTATATCATTACTTTCCAGTAATACAAAGGCATTATTATAGTCCTTGCCTACTTTATCTATTACATTAGGATAAAGCATTGGTGCTATTTTGTTATGTCTATACTTTGCCACTACTTTGTAGGGCATCTCAGTTACATCTATAACAACAAAAGCGGAGTAATCTCCTCCTATACCTCGTGCTACA